AAAATAGTGTAATATTACCACCAGAGAGTAGTCGTTCATACATGAGTTTATTGAACTGAACACCATAGTCAATATGACGAATTCGATTATCTTCAGTCCCTTTATTGTTCTTTAGGACTAGAAGATCCTCAACTTCATAGTGCCAGACTGGATAATAAAGAGTTGCAGCACCATTACGAACACCACCTTGAGAGCAGGAACGAACTGCAGACTGAAACATCTTATAAAATGGAATCACACCAGTGTGTGTTGCATCACCATTACGAATAGGTGAACCAATAGCACGGATTCGGCCTGCATTGATACCAATACCTGCCTTTTGTGAAACATATTTTACAATAGATGATGTAGTGGCATTAATAGAATCTAGAGAATCATCCGAGTCCACCAGCACACAAGAACTAAATTGCTTTTGTGGACTGCGTAGACCAGCCATGATAGGAGTCGGCAGAGAGATTTCGAAAGTTGAGGTCGCATCATAAAAGTCCTTTACCCACTTCAGACGTTCATTCTTTGGATATTTGTGGAATAGAACCATAGCAATGAGCATGTAGCTCATCTGTGGTGTTTCATAATATTTATTTGTAGCACGGTTTCTGATTAGATACTTACCACGAAGTTGTTCCATTCCTGCATATGGAATATTAAAATCCCGGTCATGTACTAGATAACTATTCAGAATCTTGTATTCTTCATCATCATACCAGGATAGTAGATTTTGTTCGTAATAACCTTCAGAAACTACATTGACTACATGTTGAAAAAGAGAACATGGATTTGGTCCGTTATAGACTTGCTTGCGAAGATGATAGTTGATAAGACGTGATGCTACGTATTGATAGTTTGGAGTAGCTTCAGTGATTAGTTCTGAAGCGGCTTTGATAAGTGTTTCCTGAATATCATTGGTCTTGATATTATTATAGAACTGAATTTGTGACTTGATTTCTACTTCGGACTCGGAAACATTTGATAATCCTTCACACGCCCATGATACCACTCGATGGAACTTTTCCAGATTTAGTGGTTCAATAGATCCATCTCTTTTCTTTACATTAATCGTCATATAGTCCCTCTTATTCTCTTGTTAAAAATGTGAAGTATTTACCAATCTCTTGCCAAGCGGATTCAGCAACCAGTTGATGTTCTTTTTGAGTTCCATTTGCCATTCTGAGCTCTGCATAATGAATCCAGCTCCGAAGAGTACCATTCATGTACATTCTGGATACTGTCAATCCCTCCGGTAGTACTACTCGTGCTTGTTCTTTGGCAATACCATTCTCAATAGCCCAGTTATATTGTTCTTTTACAATCTCTAGTAAATATTTTTGTCTATTTTCCCAATCTTGTTGTAAATACATATCATCAACTGAGATTGAGTTTTGTCTATTCTTTTTATCTTGAAGTCTTGCTTCACGTGAAGCAAACCCTAGATCTTTAGTAGGATCAGCATATCGTTGAGAGAACTCTTGAAATGAAAATGAGCGATGTCTAAGGATTTGTCGAGCTATATCCCTGGTAGTAGTAACTTCCATAACTACATTCACCATTTCAAAAATGCTGAAATGTTTATTCCGAATGCAATAACGTAAAAGTTTTTCAGCCGTTTCTGAGTTCATTTGATTGGAAGGATTTGAAACTCTGGCAGTATAGGCAATAAACTCGTCGGCAGATTTTACTCCATCGACGAGTGGGTTAGTAATAGCTACAATCTTTGCTGTATTCATAATATTATCTTTTACTTAAAATATTGGTTGCAAGTTGGTCTAGTCGGCGCCTGTCTGGATGATTGTGTACCCACATTCCAGTATGTGGCTCAAAGTTTTCTCTAAACCATTTATCCAACTCTGGGCGCCGAGTATTGATAGAGAGATCAATCTGTTTTGCTAAAGTATCAAACTCTGCATCAGTCATAATAGGTTGACCGATGATTTCATATGCATATGCTGCAACTGCAAGTCTAGACCTACGTCTAGTCTCTAGATCAACCCTCTCAGAATAAAGATCTTCCTTTTTATCTTCAAAGAAACTTTCCAGATTCATTTAATACTTGTTCCTTTTTGCTTTCATCTTTATCTTGTATCCGATATGGATAACAAGTACAATCGGGACCACACCAAGTATGGCAAGGAAGTTGTGTAAAGCTATCAAGTTTTATTATTATCAAGAAATGACCTAGCCACAATAAGGATTTCTAGTGCATTTTGACACGTTTCTGTCAGTGTGTCAAGGATATATTTTTGATCACATGCAGATGAAATATCAGTCATTCTATTCTCTAGAACTTTGATTGCATCATCAAGATATTGAGCTGCAACATCAGGCTTTGGGTCTGATGGTTTATGTTCTACCTCGTCAAGATTTTGAGCATTGATAACTTCCTCAGCACTATCTTTTAGTGCCTTGATGATACCAATACCAGCAAATGTCTTTAAAGTTTCATAATCCATATCAACGGTTAAGATGGCAGAACCATCATCATTATCCTTGATATCTAGTACTTCTAGAATCACTGTTTTGTCTCCATCTTTTTCTTGATTTCAGCGGTTTCGTTCTTCATCCAAGTTGTAATCAGATCAATACTAGGGTCAATCACCTGACCAACTTTTTCATTGTTAAGTACCTTTTCACCCATTTCAGATGCAGCAATAAGAAGAACAGTTTGACGAGATGGAATAATAGCATTAATGGCGCCAATAAAGACTGCAAGTAAAGCAAAGTTAAACGCCCTTTTACGCCATAGCTCACGTGTTTTTCTGCATTCAACTAATGCATCATCTTTAAGAGGGTGCCATAAAGAATCTGTTTCATCATGATAGATGACCCAAAAAATAATAGAACCAATCATTGCTAGTATTAGTAATACTGTTATTAATGCTAAAAAACTAGCAAGATTGCCTACAACACCAGCAAAATAAATCAGAAGACTGAGAGAGTTCATAATATAGATCCTTTATGAGAAGTGGATGAGGCTGATAAGCTTAAATGGTTCCGAACCTAGAAGATGTACATGATTTGGAAACTTCTTACCAAACTCTTCACGGTACTTTACTTCAAGTTCAGTTAGACTTTGAAGATCTAGTTCTTTATAGAAATCACCTTCTTCAAATCCCCATCGTAGACTACCGGATTGAAATAGAGGCTTTCCAAAAATGAAATATTCACCACCCATTCCATCCATTAGAACCCATGGTGTATCATGATCATCATATAAATAATCATGATCTTCATTAAACTTATCATCCCATTCGGTCTTTACACCGTAAATTGTATAAAAATAAGTATCAATCCCCATAGTTCAGCCCTTTCCTAATCCAACCACATTTTTTACAAAGCCATTGACCGACTAAATCTTCACCCCAATGATCAGTAGTTACTAGATAATAACCATCTTCATGTCGGCAACACTTCTTGCACCAAGTGGAATGGTTTTCATCATAGGAATAAACACCAGTTCCATCACAAACATCACATTTAAGCATCAATCTTTTTCCATGCATTGAGAGCCGCTTTAGCCCTAAGATCCTTGAATGTATTTTGGTCGATGATATACCGAACAAAATCAGTACTTAGGCCACCTAGAATCATATCGTTCACGTCCTTAAAGTCTAGATTGGAAGGCCATATACAGACATTATATCCATTTAGGATAGCCTTGTCAATCTTTTTTACGGTTTCACGACTACGTGGCTCATTGTCATAACAAATCACCATCTTATCCTTACTAACAACTTCAACTGCTGCAGCCAAATCACCACCAGCAGTTGCAACTGAGTTTGGAATAAAACAAGCATCAATCGGGCCCTCAAACACATAAACCTTCTTTGAGGGATCGACTGTATCTAGCCCATAAACTTTTGGTTGATTTTCGTCTAACACAATAGTAATATATTTGGTCTTAGACTTTGAATCCAGTGACCTACCCTGAAAGGCATGCATATCACCATTCTTGTTTAAGAACGGAATAAGAAGCCGTGGCTCGTCATAGAGCAAAGCCTCATCATCAAACTTATCAGGGATAAAACTATTAACCCATTCAAAGAACTTAGGTACTTTAAACATCTTTGCATGATATGCATTAGGGATTTTACGTTTGGATACTAGTACTTTAACAGGATCATCAGGATCCAGTTGACTGATTTTCCTTAGACCTTTCAGTGGTTCGGACTTCATGAAGTTTGGCTTCTTCATTTTATTCACAAACTCTTCAAGATCCAACTGTTGTGGAGACTTGGAATCCTTCAACTTCTCGATTGAATACTCATTATATAGTAGTGTATCTACTTTTTCAAGAAACTTTTCAAACCCCATGGTAATGCCACAGTTGTGACAATGCATGAGTGTCTTTCCTTTTTTTGAATAGAAATAGGCTCTAGCCTTTCTCTTGTCAACTTCAGAATCACCACAAAGGTTACAGGAAAAGTTATATAGACTATGGGACTTCCTCTTGAAGTTCCTTAGTCGAGTCGACATCATACCAATATATTTGGTCTCTAACCAGTTCATGACAATATCCTATAACATTCATTTTTAAGTCATAGACTATTATACACGCTTAGAGGAAAATGTCAACCCCCTTTTTAATGCACTACCTTTATAATATTAAAAGCCAATGAGAGTAGGAAACCAACAACTAGACCACCGCCTATTGCCATCCAACTCCATTTTTCTAGTCTTGATATTTTTTTATCTATTGCAGAAAATTGTTTTTCTCGAGTTTCTGCCGTCTTTTCCATCATAGCAATAATGACGGCATCACCTTCCTTTATTGCTTCATAGACGTTCTCGAATTTCTTGTCCACCTCATCCTTCCTCTTCTCCAACTGATTGCCGATTGTATCAGTAATCTTTTCTTGTTGTTGGATTCGTTGTTCATGGACAGCTAACATCTTTGCAACGTCATGCGCTACATTTGACAGTTGCGATATAGCTTCTTCTATGCGATTTAAACGTGGATCTTCAGTCATGGCACTTTACTTCGGTAGAAGTCTTTTTAGTGGTGTCTTTGTGAGAGTGATATCTCTCAACTTCTTCTTTTTAGGATAAACACCAGGTTCACCCTTTGGACCTACTCCAATACCATCAATACCACCAGAACCGGCGGCATTTGCTGGCATAGCTGATGCCATATCTTCTTTAATAGCCATTGTTGATCTTCCTTAGCGCTCTGATTATATTTAAGTCCATAGGTATTTCGTCGGTGTATACTTTATTGTAGTTACCTACATTATATATCACTTCAGGTAAAGCATTAAGCATGATCAAGAATGGTTTTATACAATGAAACTGTTTTTCAAGCTTCAAGTATAATATTTTAGATAAGTGAACACCAAAGCAATTGTGTAGAGTTATGATATGATTTAATATCAATCGTTCTTTTAGTTCATGTGATTCGACATACCGAGTGATAAGTTTCTTGATATACTTTATTCTATCTAGATCTTCAAGGAACTCTTCTGAAGTTGCCATCTGAGGATTATCATAGATTTTAGCACAATAGATCAGAAAGTTATCATCGGTAAGTCGGTCATGAATCATTACCAGGAAAGAGTGAGTGTTGCTCTTCCCCAGGTATTATTTGCCACACAAATATAAACATGAGTATTACTATAAGCAATCTGCCCTGGAGTACCATTTGAAGTATTGCTAGTAGGCACAGTATTTGAAATAAACTTAGCTGCAACACTATTAGCAAAGTTGCTTGTAGTAATAGTCTTTACATTTGCAGTTGAAGATGGATTCACAAGAACAACTACTCTGTCATTTGCAGACAGAGTAGTTGCTACCGCAAGTTCTGAAATCTTTTTAGATTCATTTGCCATAATATTATATCAACTCTTATGAGTCTGGAAGAATGGTATCGTCGGATGCATCTGCCACTAGAGCTGGAGTACCATATGGGGCTGTTTGAGCACCAAGTGAACCCATAGCAACTAGTGTTTCAAAGTGTACACGACCTGCTCTACCGCCAGCAGTGGCAATAAAGTTTGTTACAGTGGTGTTACCTGATGCAGTACCACCAGTTGCATTTGTGATGGAGATATTTGAAGTAGGAATGGTTACTACATCAAAACCTGCACCAGCATTTGTGATGGTGAATACAAGAGAACCACCAGTTGCATTTGTTGTGAATGTAACGGTAGCATTACCACCTGCTTGTTGTGACTTTACCGTGATGATATCAGCATTGTTATAACCTAGTGCAGTAGCTGAAGCATTGATTGTGAATGAAGCAAGTGAACCTGTACCTGCTCTACGCACAACCCAACCAGCATGAGCAATGCCTTTTGTATTACTTACTGCAACTTCAGTAGCATCGGCACCAAATACACCGACTGCCTGCCCTGGAATGAATACGCCAGGTGTTACGTTATTAAACATTCTTACGTCGACGTTTGCTCTAGACATTGGTGAAGTATTACCAAAGTGAGCATTTGCTCCAGAAGTACGACCTACTTGGTCGCCTTTCACTAGAGCATAAGTTCCAATAGGAGCCCCGTTTGAGGACTCCTTTGTTGTAGTTGAGTTGGCGGTTACCGCCTGGTCGTTGCGTCCCCAAAGCATATGATTTATCCTTTCTTCTTTTTTAATCTTCCTGGAAGATAATTGTTTGGTTTTTCATTTTCAAAAAAATAAAACTCTTTATTATTTATAGGGTCATGGTACCATTTTTTACCTGTTGAAGCCCCTATTTTACCATATCTTGGATGAAGACTACCTTTAACACCATACATAGCATTATTTTCACCCGAATTGATAATTGATAATTTAAATCTTACTTCAGGTTTTCTTGAAGGGTTTAAATCACCAACTTTTAATCTATTCAATTCAGATAATTTTGGATTTTTAACACCTTTCCGACTTATTTTCATTCTTTCAGATGTTTTTTTATTTGTTTCTTCTGTATTAATAATTGCTATATTATTTGTTTTATTAAGATAATCTTTTCTTTTATGAGCATTTAGTTTTGTTATCACTTTTTGCTCCCAGGATCTAGCTTCTTTAATACAATTAAATTGCTTTCTAATTTGTATTATATCTGGTTCACCATATTCTTTTCTATATGCACTAACATAATTTGACGATGTAAAATATGTTACCCATAATTCACTTGGATTACAACCTTTAGCATATCTTATACCATAATAAGACATGCCAGTAGCACTCCACTTTACTCTATATGTATATGCTACTGACATTTTTCAGTACTCCTAGTAAACTGTTTTTATTATTTATTACTGACCGAGAGCACTTTTCATGGAGTCGTGACTCTTATGTAGTTTTTGTTCAAAATCTTGCTTTTCGGCGGCGGTTTTCATAGCATTATGCTTATTGAGAGCATGTTGAGCAAGTTGTGGTGTCATTTTTGTTGACTTACCGTCAAGATGCTTTACTGGGCGTGCACCATGAGTTGATACAACCTTACGTAGTTGCATGATGACATGTTCGTGTTCTTCTTGTTCATCATCTGGTGTTGGATTCTTCTTTGGGCGCCCACGCTTTGCTTCATCTAGTTCAACTTCTTCCTTCTTCATCTTCTTTGAATCGGAAATGGTATAATCAGTAGATGTGCTCTTGGTATTTTCACCGGATTGATCTTGATTAGCACCACGTATTGGAGCTGAAACAATAGTTGGCTTTGCTTCATCAAGTGATTGAGCAATAGCTTCTAGACGATCTAGTTCTTCATCTGTTAGATT